ATGAAAGCTAACAACCCAATTACTGCTAGAGTACAAGCCGCATTTAAAAATTTAACTACACCTCCAGGTCAAGAAGTAGCATTAAACGCTGATGGATCAGGCGGACCTATTATAGCTCCAGATGGAAGGCTAGTTAATAAGCCAAAGAAAAAGCAGAAAGCTTCTACGGAAGACTGCGGATGTGCTGGTAGCGCTAAAGGGGCTGCAGCTCCTGCAAAACAAACAGCTAAGCAAAAAGCTAATCTACCTAAAGAAATTGTAGATGCTATAGCGGCTAAAGAAGGTAAAGATACTCCTGCTAAAAATTATAAAAAAGGTTACTACGGAAAATAATGGCGTTTAAACTTAAAACTAAAGCCGAAATATTTGGGTACAACGAAGAGCTTTCTGAGTGGGGTAGACCTGTGTTTGAAAAGAACTTAAAAGGCAACATTATGGCTGAGGCTAATAACGATGGTACAACCTTCATAGACAAAAGCTTGTCACCTTCTCAAAAGAGAGAAGCGGTTGAACACGAAAACGTGCACCACTGCCAAATGAAGCAAGGTAGGCTACATTATGACGACAATATGGTAACTTGGAAGAAAGATACTAAGTCACCTTCAAGAGTATATAAAAGAGATAAAGGAAATTTAATAGCTATGGATTCCGGTCAAAAAGATGTCGAAGGTGGCAGCTTTGAGTGGGAAGATGAAGCTTACTCATAACAACTAACAAACAACGATAATGAACAAAACAAAACCAATCACACAGCGAGCTAAAGAATCAGTTGCTGCTAATTGTGCTTCACCAAATAAATACATGGCTGCTTTAGTGAACGATTTAAAAGGCATGTACAAAAGCAAAAAGTTTATAGATGCTGGCGCAGAAATCGGTAAAGGAATAGACAGAGCTACAGAACTTTCAGAAGACTTCTCTGGAGAAATAGGTAGAAAAGGACCAAACGATTAAAACTAAAACTATGTATACACCAATAACTAAACGAGTAAAAGTAGCTCAACATAAGTCTTCTGTTGCTAAGCAGAAAGATGATAAAAAGAAAGTAACCGAAACGGCAACAACACAGAACGAACAGGGTTATGAGACGGAAACAACAGGAACCGGAACACCTGGTAGCAAAAAAACTATATTATATACAGATTTACCTGAAGACCAGAGAGAAGCCGCTAAGAAATATAATTTAGAAACATACGGCACTTTAGATCCTACTAAAAAAGGTTTGGCGGATAATACGATTACTACAGACCCTGAGGCAAGTTTTAAGTCTACTCCAAAAACGCAAGAAGCTCAGAGAGGTTCGTCTATTGATTTAATGGGGCCTCAAGAACTTAGAGGTAATACGCGTGCTGGAAAGATAGCTGCAAGGAATGTTAAAAAAGCTTCTAAGCAACTTAAAAGAATGCAGAAAAAGTTTGATGCCGGGAAAATTAATCAAGAAACCTTAGACGCTTATAAAGACGAATTAAAAAACACGGTAGCAAGAAGTAAAAATATAGGTCAACAAGCAACTGGTATGCGTAACAGATACATTACGCAGAGAATGGAGTACGATCGTAAGTTAAAAGGTGCTCAAGATGCTGGACCAGTTAAAGCTCCAGAAGGAACGCAGACAGAAGAAGAGTTTAAATCTAAGTTTAAAAAAGACTTAGGAGTTAATGGTGGTTCTTCTGATCCTCAAACAACAACTACACCAACAACTAGTTTTACTGAAATGGCAACAATGGCTTTCAAACCAATCAAGCTAGGAGGTGACGCATTATTTACAGGAAACTTATTTGATAAAGGTCAGAAAAAATCACCTGCTTTCAAAATGAAAGGCTACGGATCTAAAAAATAAATTATGGCATATATACAAAACTCACCATTTCCTAAAAAAGGAGATGCACCGTCTCGCAAAAAATCTAAAGGATATTACAATGAAGTAAAAGCCGGAAGAAAAGAAGGTGCAGCGGCTGGCGGAGGTATGTCACAAAAAGGTGTTGATAAATATAAAAAAGACAACCCGGGCAGTAAATTAAAAACTGCAGTAACAAAGTGTGATGTTAAAGTTGGTACAGCTGCTTATAAAAGACAAAAAGCATTTTGCTCTAGATCTAAAAGCTGGAAAAGCAAAAGAGGTAAAGCTGCTAGGCGAAGATGGTGCTGCAGTAGACATTCTTAAAATATAATATAATGAAATCAAAAGGACTAGGCGATTCAATAGAAAAATTTACAAAAGCAACTGGTATTAAAAAAGTAGTTGAAAAAGTAAATCCTGACTGCGGATGCGGTAAAAGAAAAGATAAGTTAAATAAAATGTTTCCATATAAATGAAAAAGATTTGGCAATGGCTCACAGGTTCCGTCATAAAAGAAGTTGGCGAGGTTTTAGATAACCTTACAACAACTAAAGAAGAGAAGCTAGAGGCTCAGCGCTTAATTACAGAGATACTAGAAAAAGCGGACAAAGAAGCTCAAGAGCAAGTTACGGCTAGATGGAAAGCAGATATGGAGTCTGATAGCTTTTTATCCAAAAATATACGCCCTATGGTTCTTATATACTTAACTGTTATATTTACTATTTGTGCGTTTTTTGATGGCAATGTTGGCGAATTTATTATAGCTGAAGAATATATACCAATTTTTCAAACTTTATTAGTTACTGTTTATGGCGCTTATTTTGTAGGAAGATCTTGGGAAAAAGGTAAAGCTATAACAAAAAAAGATTAAATGGCTAGAATTAGTACATACGCAATAGATGCAGTAGTAACGCTACTAGACAAATGGATTGGTACTGATTCTAATAGCGGTAATGCTACAAAGAACTTTACAGCGCAATCAATAGCAGATCTGTTTAATGATAATGGCTCTATAGGTATTGTCAACCAAAACAACTTCAAGTTTCAAACAAACTTAGCAGGGGGAAGAAGACAAGGTACTATAAGTCTTGCTTCTGGAGGAGGTAATAATACTGCCTTTAGCGATCTAACAAGCATTAGAATCAGTGTAAATTCTTTAGCTGACACTTTAGCTTTAAACTACCTATTAACGCTAGTTGATGAACCAATTATGCTAGCTCAAGTAGATGACTTAAATAATTTTGGCGTATATAAACTTGATTCTTTAACACAAGATGTTACTGAGACAGATTTTTATAACGCCAATATTACATTAGTAGAGTCAAACGGTTCTTTATTTTCTGAAAAAACCTATGGTTTAATAACATATCCTAAAGCTAAAGAAGGTAGTGATAAAAACTTTGTATTTACTCAAGCTGCAGCGTCTGCTACTTGGACGATACAACACGACTTAGATAAATTCCCTTCATGTACTATGGTTCTGTCTACAGGACAACAAGGTTATGGAGATGTAACATTTATAGACGAAAACAATTTAACAATAACTTTTGCCGGCGCAGAGTCTGGTAAAGCATATATCAACTAACTATGGCAATACCATTTTTAAATAACATTAATCTTAGCGACAATCAACTACTAAACGCTAAGCTTCAAGTAACAAGCACAGCTCCTACGGCTGCGGTTGGTCAAATATACTTTGACAGTGGAGCTACTGAACTTGTAGCTAAATACTACAGTGGAGGTTGGATAAATATATCAGATACATCTGTAACTGGATCCACATTTATAACAGCAACTGAATCTGGAACAAACGCAGAGCCAGTTTATCAAGTATCATTAAGCGCTTCTGGCACGCCTGATTCTACAGTATATTTACGAGGTGATAACACTTGGTCTCCAATTAGCGCAATTCCTGGAACTTATACTTGGACGGTAAGTGATGGTTCTAATTCTGAAGCTATTGCTTCTGGTGATACTGTAACATGGAGTGGCACAGGGACAACTACAGTAACATACGCCACCGCTACAAATACTTTCACTATAAATTCAGCAGATCAATACACAGGTACAGTTACCGCTGTTGGAACTCAAAACTCAACATTTATATCTGGATCAGGTGGACCAATCCTAGGCTCAGGATCTTTAACGTATAGTTTAAGTGCCACAGGAACTCCATCCTCAAGTACATATCTTAGAGGTGATAATACCTGGGCTGCCCTACCTGCAGATCCAACAATTACGTTAACAGGTGAAGTCACTGGATCCGGCACAACTAGTATTTCTACTACAGTAGCAAACAATGTTTTAGACATTGATAACTTTACAGCCGCTACAATTGTAACAGAATCTGAGGGTATTGCTAATAACGACAACGATACAACTTTACCAACATCAGCAGCTGTTAAAGCCTACGTAGATGATTCTGTGGCTGGTGGTTTAGTGTATCAAGGTGGATACAATGCTTCTACAAATACTCCAGATTTAACAACTTCACCAAATAGTATTGAAAAAGGTTGGACTTACACGGTTACAGCTGACGGTACTTTTTTCAGTGAGCAATTAAGGGTTGGTGATGTTCTTATAGCAGAACAAGATGATCCAAGCGCTTTAGCTGATTGGACAACTGTTCAAAACAATATTGATTTAGCTAGTTTAACTCAAGTTGGTATTGGTAATGTTAATGCTGCAACAGCAAGCAGTCTGTTAGGTATCGATGTAGGTTACTCTTCTGGTACAGCATCAGTAGGTTTAGATATTAAAGCAATGACCACTGGAGATACAGCTGGGGATGCTAAAATACCTTATTTTGAAGTGTCAACTAATACAAATAAAAGTGTAAATTTAGATGAATTAGCACCTGTTTTAAATTCTAAAACATCTTTTTCTGCAACAATATCAGCTACAGGAACTATAACTCACAGCTTAGGTACTAGAGATGTTATAATACAATTGTACGATACAGTAACATACGAAACAGTTTATGCAGATGTAGATCGAATATCAACGACTCAAGCAACAATAACATTTGCATCTACACCAACTAACTCAATTAGAGTATTAGTACAAAAAATAGGATAATAATAAAATTTAATACATGAAGTTTAAAAGTGACATAGAAGTACAAGCTGGGCTTAGAGATGGAAGTGATGACATAGGTACAGCTGGTCAATTACTATCTTCTACTGGTACTATTACAAATTGGATAGACCAAGCAGAAGTTATAGCCGCAGGCGCTACTAGGGTACTTATAGCTTGTAAAAATACTTCAGGCGGAACTATAACAAAGGGTACACCAGTTTACCAAACAGGAAATGTTGGTGCTACAGATGTTATTGAAATAGCAGAAGCAGATGCTTTGATATCTACAGGTTATTTACCGGCTATTGGTTTACTTGAGACAGATTTAATAAACAATGCTTTTGGGCACGTAGTTATAACAGGTGAACTTTTAAATATAACAACTGACCCTATAGACGGGTTAACACCAACAACTGGAGATACTATATACTTAAAATCAGGAGGAGGTCTTACGCTTACCAAGCCAACAGGTGAAGGTAATGCAATACAAAACTTAGGTCTTGTTGGTAAGGTTTCTGGTGGAAATGCAGGATCACTAACAGTGGCTTCTATAATGAGGCAAAACGATGTACCTAACCTGCCAACCGGTAAAATATGGGTTGGTGATGGAAATACAATAGTCTCAGACACTGTTTATGTAGACGAACCAAACAATAGAGTTGGTATTGGAACTACTAGCCCCGCTGTTAAGCTTCATGTTAGCGGTGGAGATATAAGAATTGACGATACTGAAAGAATAGAGTTTGGAGCAGGTGGTGTTAGAATAAACAACGATGCTGCCGGTAGAATGTATTATAGAGCTCCCTTAGGTTATTATTGGGAAACCAACGGTGGATATAGAATGGTCCTTAGTTCTTCTGGCAACGTCGGGATTGGGACAACGGGACCTCAAAAAAAGCTTCACGTTTCAAGTGGTGACCAAACAACAGCGAGAATAAGATTATCCAATACAAACACAGCTAGTGGCGGCGATGATATAGAATTAGTAGCTGGAGTACACAATGTTACGCAAGATGGATTTAGCATATATAACGCTTCAAGCGGCGGAACTCAATTTGTTATTCAGGGGGGCGGCAACGTTGGTATCGGTACGACTAGTCCTAATGCTAAACTGCAAGTTGATGGAGGTGAAATTAATTGTAGCGGAGGCGATGGCTATAGAATAAATGGAAAGCCTTGGGCTGCTGAAAGTTCTAACAACTTGAGGTTAGGAGATTGGGACGGTGAAGGTTTTTCAACTAGTATATATGATGAAAATACTATTGAAATTTTTAAAGTAAAAGACCAGGGTGTAATAATTAATTGCGATAGAACCAGTACAACAACATACGGCTCAGACGCTAGTTTAGTTGTAGGTGGTAGTAAGTTTTCAGGTTTCGGTCCAGGGGTAGTAACTTTATTAAATAACGACACTACCTCACAAGCTGGTGATTCTACAGGTTTAATACAGTTTGCTATAAGAGATGATCAAAGTACAGTTGCAGGTTACACTTCAGCTTCAATAAAAGGTTCTATTGATTTTGCAGCAGGCACCGGAAGTTCTGGCGGCGGTGTCTTGGATTTTTTAACGTCTACAGGTAGTTTGGGAGCGTCCCCTGCCACTAGAATGCGTATAGATAGACTTGGCAACGTAGGTATTGGAACAACTAGTCCTGGTGAAAAGCTACAAGTAAATGGTACTGTAAAAGCAACAGCCTCAACAGACGCATATAAAGGTTATATAAAACAGACAATAGCTACTATTGCTAATGAAAAAGGTAGTGCAACTGCTAATTATAATTTTATTCCATATAACACTCTTACTACGGTAAATAGTAATCAATACTACAATAGAATGACTGCCGCTTATGATGGTAGAATTAAAAAAGTATATATTGTAAATACCGGAGGTGTTACACCGGACGCAACTGTAGTTAATTTTAAAAAGCAAGTAAATAACGTAACATCTTCGACAGTATATAGCGCTACTGTAGCTAATGCTGGAAGCGCTGGTATGTCAGCGTATTATGATTTTGCAGACAATGATTTCACTTTTAACGAAGGAGATATTTTTGGTATTTTATACCAAACAACAGACTCTGGTGGTGGTGCTAGAAAAATGGCAGGTGTAGCTATAAATATAATTGTTGAATATAATATAACTTAATATGGCTAATATAAATGATAACATAAGAACAAAAAAGCTTTATAAAAGCGGAGACACTTCAGAAGCGTATAAAGATTCTAATGGTGAAATAGTTGTGCCTTCAAAGGTAGCTTTAGAAATAGCTGCAGTATCAGATATAACAGAGCTTCTTAATGACCACGATAACTACTCAAAGTCAATATATCTTTTAAAAGAGATAGAAAATATTAGATTAGACTTAGAAGAGCTGCATAGCTTTATTAAAAGTGCTTTTGGTAAAGATTCAACAAGCGCTGCATCTAAAGGAGATAAAGGAGATTCTGGCAGTACAGGCCCTCAAGGCCCGCAAGGCGCGGCTGGAGCTAATGGAGCTGATGGAGCTAATGGAGCTGATGGTAATAACCACTTAAGTAATGTAGCGGCTATATCTTTTAATGAAAAATCAGGGCAATTAGAAATAACAATAGGTAAAACAATTTATAGATTTAATCCAGCAAAATAAAAATAAATTATGATAACATACGATTGGAATTGTAAAACAGTAGATGTTCACCCTCAAGAAGAAGGCGAAACAAATGTAGTTTATAATGTACACTGGATTGTAACTGGCACAGAAGAAGATTATTCAGTAAATAATATTGGAACTCAAGTAGTGACAGTAGATCCCGAAACTCCTTTTATACCTTTTGAAGACTTAACAAACGAAATAGTTGTTGAGTGGACAAAAGACGCTATGGGCAAAGATCAAGTAGATCAAATAGAAGCTAGCATAGCTGGTCAAATTGAAGATCAAAAAAACCCAGTATCTGTAACTATGACAATAGGAGAGTAAATAATTAACTTTATACGTAATAATAAAACTATAAATAACAATTAAATATAATCAAAATGAAAAAAGTAGAAGCAATTAAAGAAGAAGAGTTAGTTAAATTGCAAGATTTAGTTAAAAATTTTAACCAACACCAGTTAAAAATAGGTGAGTTAGAAATTGAAAAACACCAAGTACTGCACGGGGCTAGCGCGCTTCAAACAGAATTACAAAAGTATCAAGAAGAGTTGAGAAGTATTTATGGGGACATAACTATAGATATAAACGACGGATCTTACAAGAAATTAGATGATGAGCCTAGTACGGAAAATTAGTATTGGGAGAGACTATAAGAATGACGCTATGCACTATTCTGTTGGACAGGAAGTGTATGGCGGTCATACTATAGCTAATATAATAGAAGAAGAAAATAAGTATTCTATATATATAAAAAAAGGAAATGAATTATTGCCTTGGAAAGATTTCAATAAAAACATGGCAATCGCAATTGAATATGATCTACAGTATTAATGAAATCAATTTTTAATTTTATAGTAAAACCAAAAACAAATAGATCAACTTCATCTAAAACAATCGAAGGCAAGGAGTTGCTGTTAAATACGGAGCTACAAAACCATAATTACGTAAGTAGACAAGGTATAGTTTTATCAAAACCATTACTTGGAGATACTAATATAAAAAAAGGTGATGAAGTTATATTACATCATAACGTGTTTAGAAGGTTTTACGACGTTAGAGGTAATGAAAAAAATAGCAAAAGCTATTTCGAAGAAGATAAATACTTTGCTCAACCAGATCAAATATATGCTTATAAGTCAGGTGATGAATGGAAAGCAGAAAAAGGGTTTTGTTTTATAAAGCCTATAAAAGAAGACAAAATGTTTTCTATAGACTTTGAAAAACCGGGGCTGGGTGTTGTTAAATACACAGACGGAAGCATAGAGAAAGAATCTTTAGTTTCTTTCAAAGTAGGTATGGAATATGAGTTTTTCATTGAAAAAGAAAGACTATATAGAGTGCCAACCAATCAAATTACAATTAAATATGAATATCAAGGAAACGAAGTCGAATATAATCCAAGCTGGACACAAAGCAGTTGAGGAATTAATTAAAGTAGCAAAAGAAGCTATAGTTGATTCTGACGATGATATATCAGCTGATAGGCTTAAGAATGCGGCTGCTACAAAAAAGCTTGCGATATTTGATGCTTTTGAAATATTGAATAGAATAAAGGAAGAGCAAGACATGCTTGATAACAAGCCTAAAGAAGAAATGGTTAAGAAGTCTTTTAGTGGGTTTGCTGAAAAAAGATCTAAGTAATGTACGAGCAGACTTTATATAAAATTGTTGAACCTATAAAACTTACGACTATATCTAGGCTTAATAAAGCTAAGAAATGGAAGTATGGATATAACAGGGAGCATGACGTTGTTGTTATAAGCAAGACAGGGCAAATCGGAGAGGTATACGATATACAGGGTTTCAAAATAGCACTTCCTAAACAACCTAGTAAAATTAATAAATCCACAAATAAATGGACAGCAGAAGAATATCCTAAAGAGTTAAAAGCAATAACAAGTGTTTTTGATTGGCGGGATTATCCTGAAGAGTTTCAAAATAAGTGGGAACCATATATAGATGAACAATTTAAAAGAAGAGACGAAGGCCATTGGTTCAATAATAAAGGCATGGCTACTTACATTACTGGCACTCATTTTATGTACTTGCAGTTCAGCAAGATTGACGTTGGGAAGCCAGACTTTAGAGAAGCAAACAGATTATTCTTTATATTCTGGGAAGCTTGTAAAGCAGACTCACGGTCTTATGGAATGTGCTACCTTAAAAACCGTCGTTCCGGATTTTCTTTTATGTCTTCAGCAGAAACCGTTAACCTGGCAACAATTACATCAGATGCACGGTACGGTATCTTGTCTAAGTCTGGAAGCGATGCTAAGAAAATGTTCACAGATAAAGTCGTACCAATATCAGTTAACTACCCGTTCTTTTTCAAACCAATCCAGGACGGTATGGACAGGCCAAAAACCGAACTTGCTTATAGAATACCCGCTTCAAGACTTACCCGTAAATCAATTCAAACCAAAGAAAATAAAGAATCGCTCGAAGGACTTGATACAACAATTGACTGGAAAAACACAGGGGACAACTCGTACGATGGTGAAAAATTAAGGCTACTAGTGCATGATGAAAGTGGAAAGTGGGAAAGACCAGATAATATATTAAACAACTGGCGAGTAACAAAAACATGTTTACGTTTAGGTTCTAGAATCATAGGCAAGTGTATGATGGGATCAACATCAAACGCTTTAGACAAAGGAGGCGACAACTTTAAAAAGCTTTATAACAATTCCGATGTTACCAAAAGAAATAGGAATGGCCAAACCGCATCAGGATTATATTCTTTGTTTATGCCAATGGAATGGAACTACGAAGGTTTTATAGATGAATATGGAATGCCCGTGTTTAATACGCCTAAAGAAGAAGCAGTGGGCCCATATGGAGACGCTATAGACGTTGGTGTAATTGAACACTGGGATAATGAAGCGGATGGATTAAAAGGAGACCAGGACGCTTTAAATGAATTTTACAGACAGTTTCCACGCACGGAAGAGCATGCGTTCAGAGATGAAACAAAGAACAGCATATTTAACTTAGT